CGCCCACAAGAGGCACAGCCACAATTTCTGTATCTACCGCCCCGTAATCTGCTGCATACTTGTGGCTATCTCCAGCAAATGAAATCGGCAAACGCCCATATGGTGTCATTACGGTTTTATCTACATATCCATAACGCCAATCATTCCACATATAGCGGTATACGTCTGTATATCCCTCTCCTGTAAAGTTTGGCTCTCCATACGGCAATACTTTTACAATTCCGTCTGCACAGATCAGCTTTGTTAAACGCTCCCATTTATCGCCCCATAATGCCTCTGTATGGAATACCTTAACCTGTGTTCTGAAATCAGACGCACCGTAAAACTGCCCTTTGTCGTTTAATGTGCCTGTATCCGCTGGCTGCCCGGTTCTGCTGTTTCCTGTTCCGTAGGCTGTCTGCAAATCGTCTGTTTTTGCCATAATCTTTAACAGGCAAATAATGTAGTTCCATTCCCACCATGAACTCATGCCCCATTTATCGCCGTTTGCCTTGCAAGCCTCGTTTTGCTGCTCCGCTGTCATATCTCCGATAGTCTGGCAACCACTAAGGCTGCGGGCTACGTTTTCAACCAGTGACGGCGTATAAATATGTCTGTAAAATCCGGCATTTAATGTGCCGTCTTTGCCTGTTCTGTGGTATGCGTTGTATGCAGCATCGTATTTTACGTTGCTCCAAATGATATATTCGTCTGTAGCTGTTTCGTACTGACACAGCCAACCGCCTTTAAAAGCGGACATTGCATTACCTGCATAATAAATATCTGTAATATCGCTCTTTGCCCCGTCCTCTTTCAGTTCGTAATTGTCCGGGTTTAATCTGTAGTCCTCTGTGCCGTCAAACTTAACCATGCAAGGGTAGTTATTCTTTACAAATTCCACATTGCCCCAGCTACCATAGTTAAATGTACCCTCTACAAAATCCATTACCGCAGGTATCATGCCTGCGGCATCGTACAGGTATGTTACCCGCTTGTTGCTGTCCTCTTCATTTTTGTTAATCTTAATTCCAAACCGTACAGTTCTTTCTACTGCTGCCATTGCTTCACTCATACTTTTTTACCTCGTTTTCTCATATAAAAAATGTGTAATACAGTGTCATTGTCAAATCACTAAATTTATACTGTGGGTGTTCTCCCGGCTCTAATGGTTTCATTAACCCCAGCTTTTGCCAGTCCTTATGCCGGATATCCGGCACTACCGCAAAATCCTTTACCTCTGCCCGCCATATCTCTTTACTGATCTGGCTTTTATCTTCCCGCAATATTCCCAGCCAGCCTATGTATACGTCTGCCTCACTGGTTTCGTACCTGCTGCCCTTACCCTTAACAATGCGTATTCTTGTTATGTTGTGTATTGGCTCTATGAATTGCTCTAATGTCATTCCTTTATTTTTCCGGCATTTCGCATATTCTCGGTATTTCCGCTGCAAATGGTGGAAATGCTGGCGCACCCTTTAAAAATCCGGGGCTACCCGCTGAATATAAATAAGAAACGCTCACTTTCTGTATTTCGTCTATAATCTCTAAACACCGCTCTTTTGTTTCGTATGTTCCTATTTCTTCTAATACTCCGTCAGAAATAAAAATTCTGTGTGTTTCTTTTGGCTCTTGCCCCTTTTTGGCTCTTTTTGTTACACTTCCATACTCCACACATGCATAATTTCCACCCAGCCTATACAGCTTTTCTCTGTCTTGACTTCTTATGTACATGTTGCTCACGTTTTTCCTCTCTTTCTTTTACTTCCCGATAATAAGCGTCCATTATCCACATTTCCTTGCTAAAGGTAAATGATAATGCTATCGGCATGAAAAATGCTGAAATCGTGATAATATCCAAATCCAAAAGAGGTGCAAACGGTGTTGCAATTACCAACACCGCAAATGTCGCAATCCCGCATAATTTCTGCTTAATGAAATATCTTTTTCTTCTGCGTCTTTCATGTTCCCGTTGCTGTAATTGTTTTTTTGCATAATCCATGCCGTTATAAAAATCTTTTGTGCGTTCCATACTTTCCTCTCTTCCCGGCGGTGCTCTTATTCTCATATTGCCCACGCTCCTGTAGTGGCTTCGTATGCTGTGTTGCCCCTTTTCACATTAAAAAGTTGCCTAAAACCTGTTGACCGTCCACACGCTCTCTAGCTGGCGTGTCCACTGCTCCAAATTCACAGCACCCAGCGTGTAGTTGTTCGCCTGCTGCCACGCTGTCGCAGGTTGCCACGTTCCTGCTTTCAATGCGCCGTATGGGACTTGAACCCATGACTTACCGCTTATGAGGCGGTTGCTCTAACCAACTGAACTAACGGCACTCGTGCGGCTCATTGCCGCTTATTCATTAAACAAAAAGCCTTTTTCTATTAAAAACCTTATCCAATCACAGCCCGTTACATCGTCCCGCTCAATGAATTTGTAAAAACTCTCTGTGTCCTTTATTTCGTAATTCTTCAAAATGTTTCTTGCGTTTTCCACTGCTGGCGTTTCAAAAATATTCTCTGCGTAAAATGTAGCCTCTATAGTTCCGTAGTTGTTCTTCCCTGCTGGTATTCTCATTTCCACTACAACTACATTCTTTTTGCTTTTTCTCCCTACTCCCTTTCTTATCACTACTGCCTCGCTGAATAGCCAACCGTTCCAACCACTACGCATAGGTGCAAACTGTGTGCGTGGTACTTTCACTAAGTCCCCTGCCTGTAATTTGTTAAAATCTACTTTCTTCATGTTCTTTGCCTCTCTTTTGTTATTTTGATTTATAAAGTTTCCTGTGCTTTTTCTGCGCTGTATGTATCCGGCGTTGCTCCGCAGCGGGCGTACTCCTTATAAATCGTATCCCGGTGTACTCCTAAAGTAGTTGCAATATCCACCACCCTGCTGCCCGCCCGGCTCATTTCCTCTATTACTTGCCTATCTTCATAGCGCAATCTTTTGTATTTTCTTGCCACCGTTCCCGCTCCTTTCTCTTGAAATAAAATAAGCGCACAAGAGCTTTTTACACTCTTGCACGCTTTTCTTTTCTTGCCATATATAAAAAGAAATTCGGCAAGAGAATTTTTTTAATTCCCTTTGTCGAATTTCATTCTAAAACTTATCAATAAAAATTTCAACCTTTTTTTCGACAAAATTTCAATATCGGCATTTTGTACAAAACATATGTGCTTTTATTGTATATTCTGTTTCTACGGTTCTTTTTATAAGCAATCCAATAAAGCTGTACCGTTTCCAGCCAGCCGTTATTCCCTTTTATTAGATTAGCTGATTCTTTTAAGTTCTTCATCAAATAACTGCCCTGCTGATTTATACCCATGTATGCGCCTTGGATACTTATTTATCCACTCTTCTACTGCCTGTATTTCTTCCTCTGTCCGTCCGTCAAAATTTGTACCCTTTGGAACTCGGCGGCGTACCATTTTATTTGTTACCTCGTTTGTACCACGCTCCCAACTACTGTACGGGTGGCAATAATACATTTTGGTTCTTTTCCCCTCGCCTATCGCTGAACGCTCCAACTCTGCACAATATGCAAACTCTGTGCCGTTGTCTACTGTGATGCTCTTAAATACCGTCTTAAACATTTCTCCCCATCGTTTCTCTAATCTGTCAACTGCTGCCACTACCGCCTCTGCGCTGTGATCCGGCAATTTAAAAATAATTTCTGCTCGTGTCTTTCGCTCTGTGAGTGTCAGCAATGTATTTTTCGATTTTCCACGCTGTCCTATTACGCTGTCCATTTCCCAATGTCCGAACTCTTCCCGGTTGTTTATTGCTTCTGGTCTATTCTCTATGCTTTCCCCTGCTTCTGCCCTTTTCTGTTTCTTTACCTTATTATACTTGCGTTTTTTGTTCTTCTTTACTGGCAAGTCCTTATTTGTTACTTTTAAAAAGATTCCCTTATCAATATAGTTGTATACCGTAGTAGTGCATATTCTGGTTTGAAATTCTCCCCAGCGCCCCTCTGCTGTCAGTTCCCCTATGATTGCGTCCGGGCTGTAATCTTCATTTATTATTTTGTCCTCTATGTAATTTGCCAGCTTAATATCATTTCCTATCTTTAATTGCGTTCCTCGCACTTTTAAATTTTCCTCATACTTCCGTTGTGCAAGGTCTGCGCTGTATCTCATTTCTCTTGTATAATCACTGTTCAAATGTTCATATTGTCCACGCTTCAGCTCGTTATAAATTGTACTGCGGTGTACATGCAAAATTTCTGCGATCTCCACAACCTTATGCCCTGCATTGTACAAGGCTTCTAATCTGATTCTATCATTGTGCTTTAATTGTCTGCTACCCTTTTGATTTGCCATGTTCCCGCCCTCTTTCGTAAAACAAGCCGCAGGCGTTGTTGTCCTGCGGCTCTCTGTGTGCTTTTCGTTATTTGCCCTGCAATATTTTTTCTACTATCAGCTTTTCAATATAATGCGGGCAACTCCGTACCCCGTTCTCCCAGTTTGTCAGCGTTCTATATGGTATCTCTAACCATTCCGATACCTCGCGCCTGCTCATGCCCTGCTGTTTGCGTGCCTCTTCAATCGTCATTTTGTTTGTTTCTTTACGCTCCATATCCATTTTCTCTCATTTCATTTATAATTGTTTCATTATATCCTTTTCCGTAGTATCTAAAAATAACGCTTCCATCTTCAAAGAAAACCCAATCACAATTTGTATCATTCTTAATTCTTGCAATAGCTTCTTTTTTTAAAGAACCCGGCATAAATTTCACAAAATATTTAACGGCTTCGTTCATTGATTTGAAATTAAAACTTTCTCCACCATCTTCCTCTTGGCAAATTGCAATATAATCATTTTTTGTGTATCCCTTTACTGCTTTCATTTCATTTACACCTCTTGCCTTTTATTTTTTTCCTGCTATAATCTAATTAAGCACTTGGGGCGGTTAGCAGGATTGTTTAGGTATCCGCCCCTCGTGTGTT